CTGAATTAAAGCTAAAACACCAAGCCAATCCTGAAGACATTAAATCGTTCACATTTATTCCAGCTACCATCGAAGACAATCAAATTCTGCTACAAAACGATCAAGCTTATCTGTCTAACTTAAGAGCGCTTGACGAGATTGAGAAGCAGCGTTTGTTATTTGGCAACTGGAAGGTCAAAAAAGTCGGTGGCGTATTTAAGTTAGAATGGTTTAAGAACTTTATGATTCTGCCGAGTAATCTTGATTGCTCTATCATCACATGTGACACCGCTGACAAGACAAAAGAACAGAACGATTACACGGTTTACCAATACTGGGGCATGAAAGATGGTAATGCTTATCTTATCGATCAAGTGCGCGGTAAGTTTGAATATGCTGAAAAACGTCAATTGCTATTATCATTTTCAAACAAGTACAAGCCTCGTACCGTTTATATTGAAGACAAAGTATCAGGCACATCACTTATCCAAGAGCTGCAGCGCGAAATGCGTGGCTCAGTGTCAGTAAAACCAATCTCTCGCTCTGTTTACGCTTACAATGAAAAGCGCGGCAAAATGCAGGTTAAAGATAAGCTCATGCGCGCTCAAGAAGCTGTGCACTATATCGAAGCTGGCCGTGTTTTTCTCAATCCAGGCGCAGATTACTACCCAGAATTTACTCAAGAAGTTCAAAACTTTTCACGCGACATGTCACATCGTCATGACGATCAAATTGATCCAATGTGCGATGCCATTGACAAGTTATTTATCAATCCAGATGGTCTTGCCACTCAATCAAATAGGCCAAGATTAAGTCAGAAAATTTGTTAGGAGATTGTCATGGCTAAATTAACTACAAAGAAGCGAAACAAATTACCCAAGAGTGCATTTGGACTGCCAGAAGAAGAAAAATATCCCGTAAAAACCATTAAAAACGGCAAAGTGGTGCCAAGTAAATCTCATGCCATTAATGCGAAAGCTCGCGCAACTCAGATGGCCAAAAAAGGCAAGTTGAGTGCTGCTGAAAAGAAAAAGATTGATGCAAAAGCTAATAAGGTTTTAGGAAAAAGCGCCACAAAGAAAAAAACTGCTACCCGTAAACGCACTGTCAAACGAGTTACCCGTAAAAAATAAGGAAATATCATGAGTAAAGAAAAAACTGTTGAGAAAAAGAAAGCTGACAAAGCTGAGCCTATTGTTGACAAAAGTTCTGAGAAGGTCGATGTCGCTAGCGAACTCAAGCATCAAATAGAGCGACTTGAGATCGAAATTAAAGCGCTTAGAGAAGAGAACATTAAGCTTGAGCACATGGCTAAAAGTCAAATGGAAAAAGACCTTGAGAAAGAATTAAACGCGTATCAATCACATTCCAATCTGACTAATAAAGAGTTCATCATGTTTTTGAAGGATCAAAGTGTTCCGCCAGATTATCTTGTCCTGCTTGATGATCGCGATGCTGATTACTACATGCGTCAGCACGATGGTAAATACATTAATGTAGGTGCCATGTGGCAGAAGTTTAGAGAAATTCCAACAAAAGAGCTTCAAGAAAGAAAGAAACAAATTTTAGGACGATAAATCATGGCGACTAAGCATCCCACTCCGGTAATTATTAAGGCTCAGTATGAGGCTTATAAAGAAAAACATCAGGACAGCTTTGACCGCGCTAAAGAGTGCGTTGAATTTGTTGAAACTGGCTGCCAGTGGGATGAAAAGATAAAAGCGGCTCGAGCAGAAGCAGGCAAAGAAACGCTTGTGGCTAATGAGTCGCTTAAACATCTTAGAAATGCCCAAGAGCAATGCAATCAGATTAAATATGGACTCAATCTGACTGCTACCAATGATCCAGATGGTGACAACATCGAAGAAACCAATGCGTTCAAGATGATTCTATCTGACATCATGACGGGCGAGTCCAGAACGGATACATTTCGTGGGTCAATCAACAATGTTTTATCTCGCGGCCGTAGTGTTTTGTTTGCAACATATGCTTATGAATCGAGCGAGACACTTAACAAAGAAATTGTGATTAAACGATCAAAAGATAATTCAACGTTTTTCTTTGATCCAAATGCTCAAAGCCCATGTAAGGAAGATGGCGCTTACTTTGGTTTTTCTAACACGCTATCTGGCAAAAGATTAGTTAGCCTTATTCCTAGCTTGAAAGGCAAGGATGTTGTCAAAAAAGAAGACAACGTTGTGATTGATTATTTCTATCGTGTACCAACGCCATGCTTGTTTATTCAGCTCACGACGGGTGTTTTTAAACGAGAAGACTTGCTTGAGTCAGGCGATGTTCCTTTCAAAGATCCAATGGGCGATCCTGTTACGCAAAAAGGCAATTATGACAAAATCTATTTTCAGCGGATTTGCAATGAAAAAGTCATTGTTAAGCCACAAGAATTTCCTATTGATGATGTGCTGCCAATTGCATTTGAATATGGCTTGACCGTTTGGACAGAGGATAAAGGTGAGCAATCTTTCCCATTTTCTTATTTCTTGCAAGATTCTCAACGCTTGTACAACTATGTTATTTCATCATTAGCAACAACTGTCAAAGCATCGACTGCAGACAAGTATTTGCTTTCTGCTTCACATGTCGAAGGTGAGCAGGCTCAAAAAGAAGCGCAAGAAATCAATTCAAGAGCTGGTGCATTTATTTTTGATGGGGATCCTCAAACAATTGTTCATCTTGCGCCAAATCCAGTTAATGGCAATTTGTTAAACCTTGCATCCGTTGGTAAGTCGACAATGGACAGTTTGTCCGGCGCGATGATGACATCAAATCCAGTGGATGGAGGCGGTCAAATAACCGGCGTTGGCTTAGATAAGCTCACTGCACTGATGAATGCAATGCTTTCGCAAGTGATTAAAGCGCATATTCATGCGATCAACGTAATTGGTAAAGCCGTCCGTCAAATGATTCCCAAAATATATACTGAGCAACGAACGCTAGTGGTGGCTGACCCTTCGGGCGGTAAACAAAGTGTTCAGATTAATGTACCCATGGAGTCAGGCAACGGCTTTATCAATAATATTCGCGACATCAACAGTGACTTTCATTATGAAATCACCGCAAGCGTTGACGATGAACAGAAAAAAGAGGTAACCCTCAATGCCCTCCAAGCTTTATGGCAAGCTGATCCTGCGACTGTTAGTCAGACTGCTGATATCTACGTGCGTAATCTTGATATTCCTGATGGTAGTGAACTAGAGCGCCGTATTAGCTCAAATATTCCGCTGCAATTAATTGAATACTCTCAAGGCAAGATATCTGACCAGCAATTCCAGCAATGGCAGCAGCAACAGCAAGCACCGCAACAGCAGGTTCAGCAGTTACAAATGCAGCTAGCACAATCTAAAGCGCAAAATGAATCGTTGGAGTCTCAAGTTAAGCAGTTCGACGCGCAAACCAAGCGACAGGAAGCTCAAACCAAACAATTTAGCATGTTGCAAGAGCTGCAAATCAAGCGAAATGAGCTTGAGCTACAAGCAACAGCGTTACAATCACAAGCTGATAGTACTGAGCGCGACAGGATGCTAGAAGCTGCTAAAACGGACGTTTCAAACCTGAATGCTCAGATTAAAGCGCTACAGTCAGGAGTAATGACAGCTTGACGACTATTCCATTCAGCGCAGGTTCAATGCCCGATATAGAAACGCAGTTTGAAAATCCGCGTTTGCTTAATGCGTTTATCAATAATGAAGGTGGAGCTAACACAGTTCACAATTTTCCGGTGCCAGTTCAACTTGCAGCGTTATCGGATGTGAGGCAAATATTCTCAAGTGGGTATAACGGCGGCATTTATATCGTGGCCACCAATACCGGGATTTATACGGTAGACAGTTCAGGGACAAGCCAATTTGTGTCGAGCATTCCTTATTCGGCACTCCCTGTGACCATTTGTGAGAATCTTCAGTATCAAGTCACGATCACTGACGGTGAGAATGCTTATGTCTATTCACAGAAAACAGATAAATTCCAGCAGCTCAATGATGGGTCGATTGCTGGGTTTGATTTAAAGAACCCCAATAGCTGCACTGTGCTTAACAGCTTTACGATTATTTCTGATGCTGACAGCAATATGTGGCAAGTCTCAGGCGCTAATAATGCTTTAAGTTGGAATGCTTCTGATAAACAGCAAATTGAAAGTGTGGCTACTCAACTTGTTGGTGTCTGCTCATTCAAAAACAATTTAATCATTGTCGGTGCCGATGCTGTAGAGCGTTGGGTGCCAAGCGTTGAAGCGAATGAATACATGTTCCCATTTCAGCGTGATGATAACTTTAGAACCGACTATGGGGCTGCAGGCTCAGGATTGATTACCAGTGACATTGATGAAGTAACATTTTTGTCGTCTGATTATCGTGCCATTGTCATTGATGATAGCGGCACAACCACTGTCTCAACACCTGGTATGAGCGCTATTTGGGAAAGCCAGTATGCCGATGAAATAGGCACAGCAATGGCCTCATTCTTCAGTTATAAGGGTTTATATTTCATTCAGTACACGTTTTCAGATCGCGGCTGGGTTTATTGCATGGATACTCAGAAGTGGTGTGAGACAACCGAATTATTCCTTGGTGCAGATGGCGCGGTCGTAAAAATCGATGGGGTTTACAATCTGACCGACCAGCAAGATGGGTATCGAAGATTAGTAGAGATTATTACCCCTGATTTACGATTTAACGATGGTGCGAACAGCTATCGAAGCGTACTTAATGCAGTTCGTGCCAGCATCATTCAAGGTAGGTCACAAAAGACGCAGCCTGACTATCTTGAGCTTTCCATTTCCTGTGACGGCTTAAAATGGGGCAATTCTGTCAAATCTGTAATCGGTAAAACCGGTGAGCGCGTTGCCAAAACCCAATGGCGATTGTCCATGGCAGCTAATCAATTTGGCTTCAGACTTCGCTATTACGGCGACCAGGAATTTATTTTGTATCAACTCGACGGGATATTTAATCCACCCGTCCAAGTAATGGAGAAACCCACATGACGGATGTAGCAGACAACAACACCGATAATGACGTGGATAATATGCCAGACCAAGAAGAAAAGAAGTTTAGCCAATCAGATGTCGAAAGCATCGTGAAAAAAAGGCTCGCTTCGGCAAATCAAAAATTTGAGCAGAAAATGCAGGATACGCTGGCAACACATGCAGCTCAAGCGGCTAATGATGCCACCATGCAATCTCAAATGGCCAATCAAGCGCCTCCTGCTACTAATAATGTTCCACAGGGAACGTTACCGCCTCAAATGGCTGATCAGAGCCAAATGTCAGGTCAACCTCAAGAGCAAATGGTGCCTTTGTCTCAGGTTCATCAACTAGTGGGCCAAGTACAAGCTCAGCAACAAAATGATCAGAAGCTAACTAACTATGCGCAAAAGCTTCAAAAAGCTGGCGAAGAAGATCCAGAGTTTAAGCAGTTGCTCGATAATAATGTAAATAACATTCCTAATGAAATGGTTACGAGCACCTGGCATCTCGATCAGCCCGCAGCGGTTTTGAATCACTTGATGACAAGCCCTGATGACAAAGCAGCGTTTGATGCGATCGACCCAACTGACAACTTCACCCGTATTAATTTTGTGAATCAACTTAACCGACAAATTCAGCAAAAACAAACTGACAAGAACGCTAATAACTTCAAACCAGTCAACGATGTTGGCAATGGCGGCACTGATGATGGCGATATGAGTGAGTTTACTAAATATATTCGAGAAAAAGGAATGTAGAGTGTTGACATTCTATTTTTCCGCGCTTTAGTAAAAATAATAACGTTCCTTGGTTATTGGACACACTGTCTACTGAGACATGAAATCAGGTGGGAAGGTGAATTGCTCCCATATTTCACTTTCCCTCGTTTTGCCAAACGTTAAAATGGTCGTCTTCCTAGGACGTTAACTATGTGTGTGAACAGCGATAACGCTTGTTCATTCGTGTTTTCGGCACGTTAACCGATGTTTTTTTAATTGGTTAAACATTTTTAACATCTAGGAGAAAATAGATGCCTAACGTTTTACAAACGTCGAACCTTATTGTTCAAGGTATGACGCAAAATTTCGAGCAAGGTTCCCCAATCTTTAACACGGCTAACCTTGATTATGTTTCTGAATATACTAAGCCTGGTTACGATAAAGGTGACACGATTAATATTCGCGTACCTGGATATCCTTCTGTAACCACCGGCCTTTCGGTAAGTGCTCAAGACTTCGACGATCGTGTTGTTCCTTTCACGCTGTCTGAAAGTGACATCTACAACGTAACTCGTGAGCTTAACTTGTATGAAGGTCGTACGGACTTTGCAGGTGGTTCAAAAGAAGCTATTGCTCGCTATGCTACTCAGCAAGCATTGGCAATGGAAGCTAAAATCGAGTCTCAATGTGTAACTAAATTGACACAATCTGCTTACTTAACACCAATCGATCGTCTATCTAAACTTCAAGCGCTTAACAGCTACAGTGGCGTTCAAAACGTTACTACAATGGCAAGAAAGCTTAAGTTTTCTCAAGATGATTTGGTGTTCATGATGAACTGTGATGATGCTGCTTCTGTCCGTAATTCTTTGCAGAACATGTTCAACCCAGCGATCAATACTGGCATTACAAAGCGCGCAGTATTGGGTAACTTGGCCAGCATGGATATCTTTGAATCTGCTGAGATGTCTGCGCCTCATGTTGCTTCAAAATCTGCTAACCGTGTTGATTTAACGGTTCAAGCGGTCGCGGCTGACGGTACAAGCATTACATTACAAAACTTCACAGCTAACGATACTGATGTGTTAAAAGCTGGTGACCGTATTGCGATTCCTTCAGTGAATGTTCTTGACCCAATCTCTAAAGTAGCTACTAACTACACGCTTGTAGTAACTGTTGCGCCAGCAGCTGATGGTACATTAACTTATGATGCTGACGGTTCTGGGCATGCAACATTCTTATTATCTGAGCCGTTGTTTGCTGCTGGAGAGCATGCAAATGTTAGCGCATTGCCTGCAGTAAGTGCTGCAACTGAGGTATTCCCAAGCTACAAACTAAACTTTGCTTACACGCAAGCTGGTTTGAGTGCAATTCCATTGCCACTTGGCGATATCCACGGTGCTGATATGTCATCTCTTGCAAAATCAAGCGGTCGAATTCCTGTTCGATCTTACATGCAAGGTGTTAACACATCATTTGTCAATACGTTCAGAATTTCAATGTTTGTGGCAATCAAAGTATTTCCACAATACGTCATTGCGGTTCCAACGGCTGTTTAATCGAAATAGGGCGGCTATCCGTCGCCCTTTTTTTAGGAGAATGTTATGACAATTGATACGAATGCAGCAGACAATATTTATTTGACGTCTAAAATTTTGAAGGACCAAATAAAGGGTGGCGAAGAAGTTTTGGCGCTCGAGTCTAATTATGGTCCAGCAAGTGGTTTTTCAAGTTTAAAGGTTTCAGATAATGGGACGGGATCAACTCGTTTCGTTGGAAGTATTAATGTTACTGGGACGCCGGGTGCAAATGAGAAGTTTACCACGCTACCGTTAAATTATAGGCCATCAGAACAATTGATGATTTTATCTGCCCGCGAAGTTGGTGGTAACTCTGGGGCTCCTATTCATATAAATATTGCTGCAGATGGGAGTGCCACATTTGTAGGTACTGCTCTTCAGAATGATATTTTTCACTTCAATGTTGAGTTCTATAGGGATAACGCCTAATGGCAGCAACTGTTCTAGGGTTGTTGACAGAATCTTGTTATTTATCTGTTAATGATCGACAGTTTCAACGCGAGATCGAGGGTGACAAGTTAGAAGTTGCCCTTGAACTTTATCAAGATATTCTTGATGAGGTCAGAAATCTAGTTCCCTTTTATGACCAGGCTGAATTCACTACCTTAAATGATCTCAGTCAAACAAGCTTTATCTCTGTTGATAGTGTGGCTTACCTGACTAACAACACCACAATTTCGTTCTTAAAAAGTGTTAATGCTGTTGAGTGGAACAAAATTGTTTTCCAAGAGGGGTTAACAAGCGTGCCAGCATGGTACTGGTTTGATGAGCTCACTCAAAATCTCAATATCTATCCTGAACCAACCGGTGCTTTTAAATTAAGAGTTATTGGAAAAATTTCCTATTTACCAGCAGCTAATGCAGTTGAATACAGTGATGCATTGCCTGCGAACATGCCGCGTTTTTTCCAAACGTTCTTGAAATACAAACTTGCTTACGCATTGGCTGATTACTATAGCGCGCCATTTCCTGAGAGTAGGTTACAGCGCTTATCCAATATCGAAACCATGATCATGGCAAATCGTAAAGTCAATATTAAAGAAAAAGGTATGGTTGAGATGACTCAGCCTCGTGATAAAGGCGCATTCCCTTGGCTTGCTGCAATTAGTGGGAACTCGCCGTGAGAATACCAAAACCACCAGCACAGGCAGATGTGAACTTAATACACCGTCATTTGCGCGATCTTTATACTTATCTGGCCACTATTCACGAAGCTGGCTCTCAAGCCATTTCACTTACGCCAGATCAAATTAATTCAATGACGAGTCCAGATCATTTCGGCAAGCGAGTGGCAAACAGTGACACAGGCAAGCAAATGATTAGTGAATTAAACACGGGTAAAACCGCAGTAACTTGGAAGGCAATATAATGGGACTAAGTAGTTTTTTTGGTGACAATTCACAGGCGCTGCAAAAATACGCTCAGCGCATTAATGATTTGGGCCATTCTTATGACCCCTTTGTTCAGGGCGGCAAAACAGCTTTTGGTGATTTAGGCAAACAGCTTGGCATGTTGTTGAGCAATCCAGCATTTATGCAAAATAAATTAGCTGGCGAGTTTCAACAATCACCGTATCAGAAATCAATGATCCATCAAGTAACCAATCAAATGAATAACAACGCGGCTAATACTGGCATGTTAGGCAGTGGCGCGGCAAATAATGCTTTAGCCGGGCAAGTTTCTAATGATGTAGGCCAATTTGAGAATAACTACATCAATCAAGGATTGGGTCAATACGATCATGGGCTCAACCAAGGTGATTTCATGTCAAATCTTGGCATGAACGGTCTAAATAGCGCTAATCAATATTTCCAACAGGGCGACCAAGCCGGATTAATGGCTGATATGAGCCATCAGAATGCCATGAACAGCATGATTGGCACCGGGTTAGGGCTCGCAATGAAGGCTATTCCAGCCATTAGCGGCATGGGTGGTCTAAGTGGTCTGGCATCTAAAATTGGGAGCTTCTTATAATGGCTGACATTTTTGCGCTTGCGCCTTACATGAATGGTACCAGTGTTGCTAATAGCGCAATGAGTACGGCTAATGCATTAGGGCAGCTTTGGCAGCAACATTTAGCTAACCAAGCCCAAACTCAAAAAAACCAGTTAATGGGGCAAACTTTAGCAGGTCAAATTGCAGCCCAAAATGCACAAGATCAAGGCATTACCAATACAGCGGTACCAATGGCTCAAGCTAAGTTAGGTTATCAGCAAGCTCAGATTCCTTATTTAAATGCAAACACTGCGCATACGCAGGAAAGCACTAAGTTACTACCTGAAACGACAGACATATCTCTTGCAAATGCGCTTGCAAAACAGGCGGCAATTAATCAATCCGTCAATAGATTTAATAGTCCTCAGAATCAAACAAGATGGATGTTAAATTCATTAGGTCCACAAGGTCGTGATTACATGGTTTCTCAAAATGCTGCCCCTTTGTCTCAGATGACCACCACTACAATTAATCAATCCAATCAAAAATTACAAAACCCAAACCCCGCCAACAGTGCGGTTTCTGATATTTTAAATAAATATTTGCCTAAATCACAAAAAATTCAGCTAAGTAATACTGGGCAACCTCAACAACCTGTAATTTCAGCGAATTATTCCTCTAATATGAGCGCAGGTTTGGCAGACGCAGCTCAACAGGGATTAATTAAAGGAACGATACCAGGAAAGATACAAGATCAAAGATATTATGGGGCAACAGCTGGCGCATTATACAATCAAATGCTTCCTTACCTTCCTTCCCTTGCCAAATACGCGGGCGCCGGAGGATCTTTCAACCAGCATCTGAATTCATTGCAAGCAAGTTTAGGTGTAAACAATCCTGACTATCAAAACATGACCAAAGCGAAGCAAAGTTTGAATCTATTGGCGAATGAAACAAGACGAATGCTTGGCGGCCAAGCTACCGACAAAGAAATGTCAATGTTGAATGACATTACTACCGGAAAAATTTTCAATGAAACGCCTGCGCAAGTCTTGTCTGTTGCCCAAAACATGGGCGACTTAATCAATACTACAGGCAAAGTGTTAAACCAATCACCAACTCAAATTTCAGCTAATGCCGGAAATGAAGCCAATGCAGTGCCATCAACTATAACAGTAATGGGTCCAAACGGAGATCGTTACCAGATTCCTGGAAAAAATTTGGCAGAAGCACAAAATCGTGGATATAGGAGAGTGCAGTAATGGCACAAGCAAATCCACTAGCAGATTTGGGTGGGGTGCCTCTCGGTGCTAGCTCTCAATCAAACCCGCTGTCTGATTTGGGTGGAGTTCCAGTTTCTAATTCACAACCTCAGCTAAGCACTGGGCAAATGATTGCGCATGCAATTACCCATAGAAATGCTTTGCCAGTAGCTTTGGAGGGGGCTTTACAAGGAGTTTCTGATTTAGGTCAAGGAATTGCGAACGTAGGTGATAGAGCTGTCAATGCTTTGCTTGGGACACATCTTCAAGCGCCACAAGGTGACGTATTTGCATTTAATCCTCAAGATAAAAACAGATTGGCATCTAAAGTAGGAAATATTGCCGGACAAACTGCCGCTATGATTGGCGCCCCTGAAATGGCTCCGGAAGAAATGTCAGCTATTCCTGCTGCTATGATGGATGCTGGTTTGCAGGGAGGGGCATTTAATACATTAAATGCTGCTAATAATCCCAATGCAAGCTTACCTAAGGCGTTCGGCGTTGGCACTTTAGTGGGTGCACCGTTTGGCGCAGCTGGGGAAGCTCTTCCTTCATATATGAAGGCCTTGGCTACACGTGCTGGTAAAAAAATAGATAACATGCTGACCCCTGATGAGATGCAGCAATATTCAGATATTCTGGGGGATCATAATCTCGATCTTGGCTCACTTATAGGCAATGAATCTCTTTCCAACTTTGCAAATAAAACATTGCCAACACTTGGGCTTATTCCTTTCGTTCCAAACTTTGGAATGAAAAATGCCCAGCAAGAAATTATTGGAAACACTAACAACTATGCTGACAGCTTAATTAATAGCTTAAAGGGCGGTACAAATAGCTCAGATTTGAATAACAATATTATTCAAGAAGTAAAAAATAACTTCAAAGCAAACAAAGGAGTAAGCTCTGCAAACTACAATCAAATAGCTCAGGAAGCACAAAATAGAGGTGCAACAATATCCTCTTTTCCATCCCTGACGAAAACATTTAATGAATTACAGAGCGAAGGCTCTAGCTTGCCTGAAAATAGCGCAGTAACGACGAAAGTAAAACAGCTGATGGGTAGCGATGATTTATCAGTCCCAGAAGGCCATTCCAATGGGCAGCAAGATGCAGAAACCTATAATCAATATCAACCAGTGCATAATCTCTCCAAAAAGTTAAATAAACTCGCCGCTGATAATAGCATCAAAGATCCTTCATTGTCGAGAGAATATGGGCAGCTAGCAGGCTCGATAAAAGATGATTTGTCCACTGGGTTGGCTAATGGTGGCCACCAAGATTTATATAACGATCTTCAAAATGCCAATAATTATTACGCTCAGAATGTTGCGCCATATCGAGATGGTTCAATTCAACGCCTAATACGTGGCGATAAAGATGAAAAGAGCATAAAAAATGCACTAGCTGATTCCTCAAATCAGGCGGTATTAGGCCAATTATCTCAATCATCTAAAAACAATATTGGATATAAATTGCTCAATAATGCCATTACAGAAGACCCATTAGGGGGAGTTTCTGCTCAACCTGCCAACCTATGGAACAAATGGTTGAAAATCGATGACGGATTGAAAAATCGTATTTTTACACCTGATTTTCAACAAAACATGCAAGGGCTAGGCGCCCAGGTAAACACTCAAAGATTCATGCGCGACATGGGGAACAAAAATAACGTTGCCGTTCAGCTTGCTAAATTAGTCGGAAAAGGTGTCCCAGGTGCTACATATGTTGGCGCGTTAGGAGCAGTTCCGCATTTAGCACTCCCTGCCATTGCCGCCACAAATTTAATGTCCAGGGGTATGAATAAATTACTGCGCTCACAATCTCTCAGAGACGCTTACGTCAACCCAGATACAGCTGCATTAAGCCAAATTGGTAGAAGAGCCGCATTAGCTCGATACCCAGCTCTTTCTACTTTGAATCAGATTAATGGAGGTAATTCTTAATGGCTACTAGCTTGTTTCTATTAAACAGCCCGCTGATTAATTATTTTCATTATAAGACCGGTGCTAATGCGGGGAATTTGCTAACCTCTGGTGCTCTGTATTTCTATGATGCTGATGATCACACTTTGCTGCAGGATACTTACTCTGATCCAGCTGGCACAACCGTTAACACCAACCCAATTGTTTTAAGTGCTGTGGGTAGTGTGCCACCGATCTATATGCAAGATAAGAAGTACTATATTGAAATTCGCGAGCCTGAACCTGTTCCTGGCACAAAAGGCACTTTGATTGAGTCATTTGATGACTATGTGCCAAACGGCGGCTCTGGCGGTGGAATAAGTGGCGCGGCTATTAACAATATTTTTGTTAATGGCCAGTTCACTTATCCACTAGACTTCACACCAACAACAGAGACTGCTGGTAAGATTAAAGATCAACAAACACCTGTTGCATGGGGGTGGGAGTTTTTGATTGCTGATAAAGACTCAGCAACGAATATCATCACTTTCCCTAAGATTTTAAATGAAGGTGTTGAAGGTGCGCCTCAAAATCAACTTGTGCTTAATTCTACCGATGTGACCGCTGGCGAGAGCATTAAAGATATTCGCCAAGCTGTTGGACCAATCGGATTTTTAGAAGGGCAGAAGGTCACGATTGCTTTTGAAGCGATCAGTTTATTTGGTGGTACAGTCACCGTAGACTTGCTCCAAGAGCAGAATTTTGGTTCTGGTGGATCAACAGAAGAAACTTCCCAACTGACAAGCTTTACCATTACTCAGACACGTCAGAAGTATACCTATAACTTCACGATGCCAACGACTACCGGTAAAACTATTGGCATAGGAAACTTTATTGCATTTCGATTTAGGTTGGGTGCGGCACAGACATGCAATATTGGCATTACTAATATTCAAGGAAAACTTGGTGAGGTCGATGATCCTATTTATGAGCCTGAGCCTGTTGGCAAAGAGGGCGGTGAGATTATTGGTGGCAGCTTGGAGCTTGATAAGTTTGGTTTAAATGAAAACTTTAATGATCTTATCTACCTTGACGGTGACATTTTATCAAATGAAAAAACAGGCACCATGGTTGTTGAAACTATTGGAGCGCAAAAGGGCGACCAACAACGTTGTAATGGCGCAGCTTTAAATGTTTCCCAGTACACCATTCCTAAAATTCCAAACAGACGATTGTTTGAAGTCATTGGCAATAAATATGGCGGCTCAGGCGATCTTGTTGTTAAGAACAATGACGCTAAGATTATTTTTGATTCAGGCAACCCTGGCAAGCAAAAGTCTGCTTATGGCGCGGGAACTTCTGATTTTACAGTAGTTAACACAATTCCTGGCAATAAAAATGGCATCAATGCTGTGTTAACAGCTGGTACAACAGTTAGGCTCACGTGGGAAGATGATTTTGCTTTAACTCTAGATTCTACGACAAGCCCACCGCAATCGATTGTTCTTCAACCATCTGAGACCCTGGTAACCCAGGGGCCAATTGGTAACTGGTTTCAGTACCCTGCTGTAACTATAACTGGCAACCCAAGTATAACAATGCCTGCATCAAATGGCGCCATTGATACAACGACTATACAGCTCGGCACAGAGGGGCAGCCTTGTATTATGGATGTCACTTTTAACTCAAATAACATGAATGATTATAAAACTAATGTGGTTTCTAAAACTAGTTCACAGGGCACTGAATATAAAGTTTATCAAAACATGTTTGAATTTGGTACGCATGGAAACAACCTGAGAAGGTACCCTGCAACCTATTTAAACAATGCGGATGAAGTAAATGCGGGCGGAATTGATCCATCCTCAGCGCATGTTCTGTTCACGCTTGATGGAAAAGGTACAACATTTGACGGTGCTGATAAGACAATGACAGTGCCATTCAAATCAAACCAAAGCTTAGCTAGAAATATCCAAGCATTTATTAAAGCTATCGCTAATCCATTTGAGTGGACGGTGACTGTTACACGTGTGCCAACAGGCGGCCAATATTTCGAATATAGCTCCGTGACAACTGATTATTATGCTTGGTATCAAGTTGATGGTGCAGGCGTTGATCCAGACCCAGAAGGTCCTAGTCGTACTGGCGTCATGGTTGCAATTGGTAGCGGTGACTCATTCAAGACAATTGCTAATAAAACAGCAACCGCTATTGATTCAATGAGTTTTAATTTACCTGATTCAACTACTGACTTAGTCGCCATGAACGGTACTGAGGCTGATTGGTATATTCACATGTAAAGGAGAAATAAATGAGTGTAAATAAATTAGGTGAAAACTTTAGAACTGCAGAAGTTGGGTTAACATGCACTACCTCTGGTATTGTGACTGTAGGTGAATATTTGCCAGATGGTGAAAGCGGAAAGTTCATTATGACAAGCGCAGCTGGGGATATTTTAGTCGAGGGAATGGACGGTAGAAACTATTGGTTACCATCGGTTCCAGCCAATCAGATTTTTCCTTTTGCTTTTAAAAAAGTTTTAGCTAGCGGCAATGATTGGCAGGGAAATTCACATACTACAGTTAATCCAGCAACTTTTTATTGGTTCGGAGGGATTTAATGAATCCAAATTGGGATACAAGTGGTGCTTTCTGGATTATTTACCCAAAAACCAGCGGTCCAACTCCCCCGGAACCACCCATAAATGATGATTACGCATTTGACGATAATACGAATTATCAATTTAGTGATTCAAGTAAGTATGAATTTACGGAGTAAATAATATGCCTAAGTTAAGCACAAGACCTGAGTTAGCAAGCGGAAAAAACACCGATTATATCCCAGTGGAAGATAGCGCAACTAATCCTAGCGTTAGTAAGTATATTACGTTAGATAATTTAAAATCATATGTTGGGGGTGGAGATGTTGTTGGGCCAGCCTCATCAACAGATGGTTTTGTTCCTCAATACGATGGAACAACCGGAAAACTTTTAAAAGAGGGGGTCGAACTTAAAACAACAAACTTGACTGACATTTCTACTACCCCTGCTAATGCTGGCCAGATTTTAAAATGGAATGCAGTCAATTCAGAATATGAGCCTTCTGATGATGAAACCGGCGGCGATGTCAGCGGACCAGCCTCAAGTACTGCGGGCTATGTTCCCCAGTTCTCTGACACGACTGGCAAAGTATTAGGTCAGGGTGTAGAGCTTAAAACGACTAGCCTTAACGACGTATCAACAAGCACTCCCACAGAGGGTCAGATTTTAAAATACACAGCGGGTGAATGGACGCCATCGAATGATGCAACCGGCGGCGATGTTGATGGCCCAGCCTCAAGTGTTGATAGTAATGTAGCCCTTTTTGATGGAACAACAGGAAAAACGATAAAAGATGGCGGTCCTTTAAAAACAACTACATTAACCGATATTTCTTCAAATACACCAACGGATGGCCAAATATTAAAATACAATGCGGCCAATAGTGAGTATGAGCCATCGAATGATGCGACTGGCGGCGACGTCACCGGACCTGCATCAAGTACTGCTGGGTATGTTCCCCAGTTCTCTGACACGACTGGCAAAGTATTAGGTCAGGGCGTTGAGCTTAAAACGACTAGCCTTACAGATGTATCAACCAGTGCTCCTACAGAAGGGCAAGTTTTAAAATATACTGCCGGCGAGTGGACACCTTCAAACGATGCCACTGGTGGCGACGTCACCGGGCCTGCATCAAGCACAGACAATCATGTTGCTATGTTTGACGGTACTACTGGTAAATTATTGAAAGATGGCGGTCCTATTGATGTTGTTTCTGGAAACCTATATACGACAGTTGTAAAATCTTCAGGTGGCGATCACACAACTGTATCAGCTGCATTGACTGCTGGTGCAACTAGAATAATTGTTGACGGAAGCATAGCCTCACCAATTTCTGAAACAGCTAATTGGACTATCAATGATAATGTCTCAATATTTATTATTGGTCGCTACAATCTGGGCGATTATCAAATTGACTTCAATAATGTGGGCAGTAAATGGTTGAGAATTTCAGGTTTTGGAAATTTACAATCAGTTTTAACCACAAATTATACAACAGACAAGCCTGTATTTATTAATCGAAACCAATCCTCCATACATTTTGAGGAGTTTGAGTGGATTAATTTAGGAACTGGCGGGGAAGCGCGAGGCGTCATTCAGCCAAATTCACAATGCATTATCAGAGATCTTACAATTAGTGTGCCCAATGCTATTCGATGTGGACTTGATCTTTCTGAAACCACTGCGTTTTATCCATCAATGGTTAATAGATTAAAAATTATTGGCGGTGGAACATCTTGTGGAGCAGCATTTGTGCCTGGGCCAAACATGCGTGGTGACGTGCACTTTAGCGGCGGATACTACCAAAACCCAACGACTGTAGATGCAGCTGATAATAAGCACGCATTTATGTGGACTGATCCAACAAACCCGATTTCTTACGATCTTTCAGTTTCATTGAATATGGGTACTACCAATACACTGTATTCAATGGTTGTGTCTGGCAATATTGAAGGCATCACTCAAACTAATGTGTCTCCAATTTCATTAAATATAATTACTGTGGGTAATAACATCACTTTAAATAATATTGATTTTGGTAGTTATGATACTGGGTCTTACAC